AATTGAAGCGTGAAGTAGATCAACGTCTCGCCAATTTTATGGCGTTTGGAACATCGCATCCGGAACTTTTGGACGATATAATCAATCCGCCGCTACTGCTTGGCCCCTATCAATGACCGAAACGATCCTCGATCCCAACGGCAATCCCGCTCCCGAACCGGAGCGGAAGATCGAGCTCGACGCCAATGGCGATCCTATCCGCCAAGGCTCGCTCATGATCGAACGCCAATCGTATGAGAGAGTCATCGACGGATTGCGCATTACCGCCGAAGCCTGCGCTCACCTGATGAAGCATGAGCCAGAAAACGCCATACAGTGGCGCGGCTACATGGTCCGGTTCGACAAGGCCCGCAAGATTTGCGTGCAGCACGCTGGGCTCGGGCTTGTGATGAAAGAGAAAGAGACCAGCGAGGTGCGCGGCGAACCTCTGCCATGGCGGCAATGCCGTGATCGGTTTCTTGAGGGCGTCGTTCAAGCATCTGGCGGCGCACGCCAGTTGGCCACGTGCTTTCGTGGCGATCTGTGGTGGTCACAGATGGCGGAAAGCCTCGAAGCAATGGCGCGCAAGCTACGCTCCTTTAAGAACAAGGCGCAAGGCAAACCATCATTGATCTTGCCGCCTGGAATTTCGTTGCATTGAAGATCGTCATGACTGAAAAGCAAATTAAAAAAATCCTCTGAGCGTGTGCGGGCGCGATTTCACGATATCGACGCTGCTCTTGCGGACAACAAGAACGGCCCTGGAATTCGCTTAACTGATTTAGTTCGTGCGGTTATTGACGAAGCCAAACGCTAAGACCATCCCCGCGCACCAACGCGGGTCAAGCGCGATGGAGCATTCCGAACTCCATCGTCCCCGGTGAGATCGCATCTCCCCTGGTTTTCGCGCCTGGGCGTTGGTGGCCGGGCGACGATGGAGGCTAAGTGAAGCCACTCCCCTTCCGCGTGATTCGCAAGGACGGCTTTGTCCATGTCGATCGCATGGTGGATGAGGCGTTCCGCAAAGCCTTGATGGACGGCGTGCCGGTCTCGTTGCGTTCCAAGATGCGGGAAGCATTAGCCGCCATCCCGAACGCGCAGACCCGCGCGCACACAAAGCGATATTTCGGGGCGGAACTGCCTACCATCATCGAACGCATTGGGCCGCTGCTCATCCAGCTCAACCGCGTCTGCTCGGAGTCGTTCAATCTGCCCGGTCTGTTTGAATGGCTGGAAGTGACCGGATTGGGCGACGACTACAGAATGGTGAAGGTCTTCGATGCGTGGGCGCAGTTGAAGCGTGGCTGACGATCAATTCGACGCAACCGATCCGGCAGCTATCGCCAATGCCGAACGGGATGCCAAACGCCACGCTCGCGAAGATGCCGATGCACTCCGCGCATTGATGCACACCAAGGCCGGTCGTGGCTTTCTTTATCGTCTCCTGGACCGCTGCCATATCTACTCGACAACGTTCTCTCCCGGCCAGCCTGACTTGACTGCATTCCAGCTTGGCGAAGAGAACGTTGGCAAGTGGCTGATGACGGAAGCGCAGAATGCCTCCGTCGATCTCTATGTGCAGATGATAAAGGATCAGCGCGACGAAGCACAGCGGCTGGAGAAAGTCCGCGAAGCCGAAGCGCGCAGACGTGACGAACAAGACAAGCCGCCGACCGCAGAAGAGATGATGGCGCCTTTGCCGCCGCCTGCCGGTTATCCCGGTGGCCCACCATTGGAAAAACCTAATAAGGGTAAGTGATGGCCGATACGCCTGTTGCCGAGACTCCTGTTGCCTCCGCCGTCCCCGCCGCCGCAGAACCCGCAGCCGTAACCTCTCCGGCTGTAGAGCCTGCGGCGGCGCCGGCCGAGGCAGCGCCCGCGCCTGAAAAGGCTGCCGAGCCTGCCAAGGAATCCAAATCAGAACCCTCCCTGTTAGAAGCGGCTGAAGGCAAAAAGCCAGAAGTCAAACCCGAATCTGCGGCCGAACCCAAAAAGGAAGAGGCCAAGGAAACGCCGGCTCCGGCCGAAGCGGCAAAGTCAGAGGCTAAATCTGAAGGTGAAAAGCCCAAAGAGGAAGCCAAGAAAGACGAAGCCGCCAAGGCGCCCGACCCGGCAAAAGAAGCCACGGCCACTGAGCCCCCGGCTATCAAGTACGAACCGTTCAAAGTCCCTGATGGAATCAAACTGGACGACAAGAAAGTTGAAGCCTTTACCGGCCTGCTCAACGACGCAAAACTGTCGCCGCAGGACCGGGCGCAAAAGCTGGTCGATCTCTATACAGAGAACGTCCAGGCGATGGCGCAGGAACTTCGTCAGGAACAGCGCACAGTCTGGAACAAGCTCAACGATACGTGGAAGACCGATACCCGCAAGGAATTGGGCAACCACTATGAGACAGACCTGGCGATGGCAAAGGCTGTCATCGAGGAATTCGGCGGCACAGCCGAGCAGAAGCGCGAGTACATGGCGCATCTGTCCAATAACGGGATGGGCAATTTCATCGGCCACATCCGGCTTCTTCGCAACATCGGCAAAGCCTTGAACGTGTTCGAAGACAATACCGTACCAGCCAATCCGACCGCTCCCAGGATGCCGAAATCTCCTGGCAATCGTGGCTGGTATCCGAGCATGAATGGCTCAAACCAGTAGCTTTGTTTCCTAACAACCGCCTCGCACCAACGGGGTTCAGCGCGATTTCTCAGATGGCTTGAAAGCCAAGGGAAATCGAAATGGCTGCTTTTCTGACGCTTGCCGATATCGGTCGTCAACTCGACCCGGACGGCAAAATCGCCGACATGGCGGAACTGCTCTCGCAATGCAATGAGATGATCGATGACATGCCGATGGTGGAGGCCAACGGCCTTACCACGCATGTCACTACGGTTCGGACCTCGCTGCCCAAGGGCACGTATATCCGATACTACCAAGGCACACCTTACACCAAATCGACTGCCGCACAGCTTGAATTCGGCATGTCGCTTTTGCGTGACTACTCGCAGGTCGATAAGGAACTCTGCAAGCTCGGTGGTCAGGAAAGCGTCCGCCGTGAAAAAGAAGACGTGGCCCATATGGAGGGCCTGTCTCAGCAGCAATCGACCACGCTCGCCTATGGTAATTCCTGGACTACCCCGGAGCAGTTCACCGGCTGGTCGCCGTTCTTCAATACGGTCTCGACCGCAACCGCACAGAACGCCGTCAATGTGTTCGACTGCGGCGGCACGGGATCGAGCAACGCTTCGATCTGGCTGATCGGATGGGGCGATTCCACCGCCTATGGTATCTATCCCAAAGGCTCCAAGGGCGGTCTTGTGTTCGAAGACAAGGGCGATGTGGTGCCGGGCTTCGATGCCAGCAATAACCGCTTTGAAGCCTACACCTCCATGTTCCAATGGCAGTTGGGACTCGTTGTCGAAGACTGGCGTTATACCGTCCGCCTTTGCAACATCGATACCACGACCGCCGGTCTGCTCGGCCCGAGGCCGCCTGACATCTTCGCGATCCTGTCGCGCGCTATCGTGCGACTGCCGACTGCGGGACGCACTGTCTCCGGCATCACCAAGACCGATGCACCGGACAAGATGGCGCCGGCCATTCGCCTGAAGATGTACATGGATCGTACTGTTCGGGCGGCCTGCGACGTGCAGGCGATCAGAGACAAGAACGTGCTGCTTAGCCCGACCGACTATGCGGGACGGCCGATTGTCAACTGGCGCAATGTTCCGCTGGGTGTCGTTGACGCTCTGCTGAACACCGAGGCCCGCGTCGTCTAATCCCGCTCACTCACACACACAAGGATCAACTAACATGGCTCTTCAGGACCAGAACCTGGTGTTGTCGAGTGCGCAGGCTATCACGGCGTCCGCACAATCGACCAACGCCTATGACATGCTCAACGGCGGCACGGTTGCCGTCGCGAGCGGCGCCTACACCACAAATTCTATTATCGGCAATGCCGCCGAGTTCGGACAGGACTTGGGATTGGGACGCGGTGTCGGCACTCCGACAATCGAAGTGTTCTCCGGCTCCGGCACTCCGGGTGCCGCTACCTCGTTGCAGATCGCAGCGCAGGGCGCACCGGATGCGGGCACGGGCAACACATCGGGCGTTACTTACGTGACCTATATCGAGACTGACGCCATTGCGTTGGCCTCGATCCTGTCTTCGATCCGGCTTGCTGCGTTCGATCTGCCGCGTCGGCAGATCGGTAATGCAATGCCGCGCTTCATCGCGCTCGATTACATCGTGGTCGGTCCGAACTTTACCGGCCTGACTGTGACCGCCTACATCAATCTTGGCGGTACGAGCGCGCAAAGCACGCTGGGGCAATATCCGAGTAATTACTGATGACAGGGCGCGCGGTTTCGGCCGCGCGCTTTCCTCTTTCAAGGACAAACACCAATGAGCGAGAAAAACGCGGACGATGAACTGCTGGAACGCTTTCAGCTCGATCTCCCGCAGGTCTTCGCCATGCGCGACGGCAACCAGATTATCCAGGAAAAAGACCCTTGCTACCGATGCGCCGCCGATGGCTTCTACGGCCAAGGCAAGGCAGGCACATGGTACGAAGAGGGCTCCATCATTGTGATGGCCGACACGCCCAATCACCATACCGAGCCGTTGAACCGTGCTGCCGGAATCAATTGGGCAAGGTGGGTGTCGTCTCTGCCATTGCAAGGCGCCGATATCGGCATTGATGACATGGCGGAAGCCGCGCACACCTTGGCGAAGAATCCCAAGATCATGGAGCTTGACCCCATCAAGTATCAGGAGGCTGTCGTCAGCCTCGCGGTCAAGCTGAAAAACCGCAAGCTCGGCAAGGACGCTCGAATCCTTCCTGGACTGGCGCACAACTTCGCCCCGCAGTCGGGCGGAAATGCCGCCCCGATCCTTGGAGCCAAGCAGGCCGATATGGGTCAGCGCGGGCCTGGCGATCTGCATGGGCCGGGCAAGCGCGAAACGGGCGGCGTGAGACGCGCGGCTGCCCCGTCGAATACCTCCGCCGGCAATGCGCTGGG